CAGCAGAGCATTATGCAGGGCTGGGCTGGAATCTTTGAACCGAAGAAGAACATCGGCGTTTACAAAGCAAAGCCGCTAACCGCAGAAGACCACAATCAATTCTAATGTCTGACCTAGCCTGTCATTGTGGTCGCCGTGGAGCATTGTTCGCTAAGGACGACGGCTCAAATAAACTCGTCCGCTGGCATCATTGCCGTGAGCATATGGATTCTCAGCGTGTGTTCTCGTCTGGACTCCAAGAGCCTAAGTTCCCACCGTCAATGCCTACGGTGTTTGTGGACACAGATGTATCAAGGCTCCACCCTAAGGTTCAAAGCGTCCTAGACTGGAAGCCAGAGGGTGAAGTGTGTGGTCTGCTGTTCCACGGCACGACTGGGGTTGGCAAGACCCGTGGCATCTGGGAAGTCATCCGCCGCCTGTGGGTAGATGAAGCCAAGAAGGACAAGCAACTGGAATACACATTCCTCACAATGCGTAAACTGGAAGGCTTGATTGAAAAGTCCTTTGATGAGCGTAATCACAGCAAGATGATTGACACGCTTATTGAATGTAAAGTTCTTGTCATTGATGACTTCGGCAAGGAACGACTTACTCAGCGTATGGCATCTGACCTGTTCAGCGTAATCGACGAACGAAGTGTGAACAAGCGTTGTACCATTATCAGCACGAATTTCAACGGTGCGTCCTTGCTAGAACGCTTTGACCCTAGGGACAAGGAGACAGGGGTAGCCCTAATCCGCCGTTTTAAGGATTACTACAAAATCGTCGGTATGGGGCTTGACAACCCTGCCAAAGTTTGAACAATGCGTACTGGTTGTTCATTGTTGTCGGTCGCATAGAAAGAGGGGGGTGGCGTAAGAAACCATCCCCCTCCTTTTTGTTTGACAAGTATTACCTTTCCTCTTTTCCTCCAGTTTCCACTATGAAACCCAATATATCACAACGGCTGGTTAACAACGAATCTATGCTCACGGTACGGCTACCGAAGGCTCTTATGCTCAAAGTGACTAAGGTTGCAATGAGGCAGAAAGTTACCCGTTCTGACCTAGTACGAAATATTTTAGAACAAGTCGTTTACCGCCTTGACAACAAGTAACACAACAGTATCAATGTATACCTTCCACGAACTCTTCCACCATATGCACCACGAAAATAACACCATCCCAAACACCGCAGAAAATCAGGTCAAACTCTATGCCTCTCTTGCAAAGGCAGTCAGCGAGACAAAGGATATCGTAGCGGATTCTACGAACCCATTTCACAAGTCGAAATACGCCAGCCTGTCGGCTCACTTGGAAAAAATTAAACCAATCTTTGCCAAGCACGACCTTGCTGTTGTCCAACTCCCGATTGGCAACTCTGAGTCTGTCGGCATCCGCACCATCGTAATCCACACTAGCGGTGCGTCGCTGGAATCTGATGCCTTCCTTCCTGCTGACAAGGGTATGAGCGGTCAACAGGCTGGTGCTATTTATTCCTACATCCGACGCTATGCTTTGGCTGGACTAGCGGGGGTCGCTACCGATGACTGCGATGCAGAGACTGACCGTGTTGCCCGTCCTGCCTCCCAAGCCCCTGTGAGCCTTGGCACGACAAAGACATCCAAGTTTGTTGCAAACCCCTCTGTGGGCAAAGCCAGCGGTACTGCCGTGGCTCCCTTTGGTGATGCTAAGGGTACGGCTCTCTCTGAACTTCCTCGTCAGTCTGACGACAGGAGCAAGAAGTGTGCTGACCTGAACTACTGGGCTAATGTCTGGGAACCCCGTCCGTTTGGCGACACGGGTAAGATTTCCCCCAAGGACATTGCTACCAAGGCTGAGGCTCAGCGTCTCTGGGCTGGCGACAACGAAGTTCCTGCTCAGGACTCCACCGACGAAATTCCCTTCTAACCCACAAAACATATGAAAGACCTGTTCTACCAATACCCCAACAGCGAATACATCATCCTTCAGGATGGTAATGTCGCACGACTGCTGAAGCCAACGCCAATCAATAATCAGGTTTATTATAATCTGATTCTTGATGGCAAGATGAAGCGTGTAAATAAAACGCTTCTGATGAAGCCGTTTGAAGACGAAAAGGATGACGCAGTACAGCCCCAAAACTAAGGGCATAACTTACCTCCGTCACGCCGTTTCTCATCGTAATAAAAAACTGAAATACATCAGTCTACCTGTGGAAAAAGCAGAAGAAATTATCGCTGAGTCCAACGGTTTCCAGCCCACCCAGAACCAGTACAACAGCAAAAGCAACTCTGTAAAGGGTGCGGCTGTTGTGCTGGCAATGGATGTGAAGGAATTAATGGAGCGTCTAAATTGCCCTACACCTTCTAGGATTCTAAGTGATTTGGCAGAAGCACGATGCAAGATTAAAGAACTACAAGAAGCAGGAGACAGTCTTGTTAACAATCGACTCACAGATGCTTCAATCAAACATTGGGTTCGCACCAAATCTCTATGACCTGTCTAGACGCATACCGAATTGCATTAGTTGAAGGATTAACTGCTAAACAGGCTGGTGCTAAGTTTAATCTTAATCATACTTCTATTGCAAAATGCAAAACTCGATATGGACTTCCTACCCTTAAGAATGAATGGGTTGCTGGATATGAAGAACAGTTAGAAAAACTTAACGATTTACAATTAAGCAAATACTTTAACCTTCTTCTTCAAGCAAAAAATAATAGGTCTGCTATTGAATTTAATGTGTGTAAAGATTTAATTGAGAAACGAAAATATGTTCTTGGAGTTTCGTAATCCAATTCCTGTTAGTACAGAAATAGGCTACGGTTGGCTGATGTATGTAAGGGACGGCGGCACTTGGTCTAACGATATCTTTGCAGTCGTAATGGAAAAGGATGGGGTCATCCGCCATATGCGAACTGACCAGTTCTCCCTGCTAAGGAACGATACATTCGATATAGAAGGAAGCCAGTCGTGAGAAAGAAACGAACTTGGAAACGCCCAGCCCACGGAGGCGGTCATTTGGAAAGAAAGAAGCAGACCACGGCAGAGGTTATGGCAAGCAAGCAATATCTTATTGATGCTAAAGAACGCTGGGAGTACTTGTTTTCTAGAAACAAATGGGCATTAATTAAATAACCTATGAGCAAGATGATTAAATTTGTAGCCGTCGGAGACAACCACGGCGATATGATTGACAAGGATGTTGCACAACAATTCTTTAAATTCCTTAAATGGTTTGGAAAAGGAAACAACAACCTAGAAGTTATTCACCTAGGAGACAACTTTGATTTCCGTAGCATCCGTAGAGGTGCTGGGCGAAAGGAAGAAGATGAGTCTCTTGTGTCCGATGTCAAGGCTGGCAAGGATTTCATTAGCCGTGTACAACCTACAGTGTTTTTAAACGGAAACCACGACGACAGACTAGACCAGATTATCAATGGGTCTACCAGCGGTATGTTAGTTGACTATTGCAATGACCTAAAGTCTGACATCAACAACCATCTTAAGAAGAATGGCTGTAAGAAGATTTACGATTACCACGCCGAAGAAGGCGTACACAGGTTAGGCAAGATTGCTTATGTACACGGCTACACTTGTGGTGTTCGTGCAGTAGAGGAACACGCAATCCATTATGCGGAGCCTCAGGGTGCTGTTATTATGGGACACTTGCACAGCATCCAGCAAATCAACGCAAGGAAGCACCAAGGAGCCGTTGGGTTCTCAGGTGGATGTCTATGCCGCAAGGCTGATATGACCTATAGCAAGAACCGCTTAGCCACCTCAAAGTGGGGGTCAGGCTGGACTTATGGGTTTGTCCAAGGCAACGACTGGAAAGTGTGGCAAGCCCACAGGGTCGGCAAAGAATTTATCTATTCTATCAAAGGACTATGAACAAAAAACAAATAGAAAAACTTCAATATCTATTCCAAGGCAAACCAGAAGAGGTTCCAAAGGGATGGTACACAGTAAGTCAACTTGTAGAAATTACTGGCAAAGGAAAAACTACCATTGGTGCTATGATAGCAAAGCACATTAATGGAAAAAGTGGAGAGGTTAAAGTAAGGAATTTTAATGTCAGACAAAAGAAATCTGTACGCAATATTCCACACTATTTCTTTAAACTATGAAAAACCATTTAGTTTGTCTGTCCTGTAATACCGTTTTGTTAGCCCCAGCCCGTGAGGGTGAGCGTAGCACTTGCCGCTGTTCAAATAAGGCTTGGATTCAAAAACTCAGCCACCCGAACTGTTGGTCATATGGTGGTCTTGACCCTCAGGCGGTACAACGGGTGAAACAGAAGGCTTCTTGAGCATTGTATAAAGTATGCTTAAGGTTGTAATGCCTATGGCAGTTCCCACAATCCAGATGAACCAAGTGGATTCAAAGACCCAAGCGGATGCCATAGCCAGCATACCTCCAGCCATAACAACACTAGCCGACTTCTTGAATGGAGTAAATGCCATTGCCATTACGCCAATCACAAACAGTCCTAGCCCTGCCGTACTGTACTGCCAAAGCACCTTTTGTTTAAACTCACCGTCAGCCCTAGCGTGAGCCTCCTGTATCTCCCAGTCCTTCTGCTCTACCATAGCGTACAGGGCTGATGTCTCAGCGTCTACCTTAGATGCTTCGTCCTTGTCCTTCTGAACAGCCTTGGTGTCATTCTGTTTAATGATACGGGTGAACTCCTCCACCTTGGCAACAGAAGGCTTAGAGATGCCAGAAAGACGGGTTACTTGGGCTTCGACAACTTCTCTGACAGTTCCTTTATCGAGGACAGGAACGACAGCAGTAAGGGCAGAAGCAGAGTCAGAAACGACCGACTCGACTTTCTGGATGTAGGTGTCTTTTTCTTTGTTCGGCGTTTCAATGGGTAGATGGGCTGGAGGTTGCGGCTGAGTGGAGCAACCAACCAAGGTTACAAACACAAAGATTATTGTAAGGCTTTGTAAACTCATTTAAGGAAGGATGGTACATAGCCTCCAGCAAAAGCCTTGATAAGTTCAAAGTTTCCGTGGGCTGTATTATACAAAGTAGCCGCAAGAGGATTTCTCATCTGGTATTCTGGGTCAGCAACAAGTTTTCTTTGAGACTCCCACGCTTGAGGAATAGTATGAGTACCACTGAGAATATCAAATCCTAGGTCGTATCCAGCCCTCACACCAAACGGGTCTGTTCTTCCATATTCTCTAGTGTTTCTATTATCAGAGTTATAATCTTGATATCCTTGATAAGCCATAACGCCTGTGCCTATAGCACCTAATACTGGTGCGGCTTTAGCCATTGATTGACCCATAAAAGGCAAGATGTCAGCCATAACTTGAGTGTTAATAGGAACTCTAGGTTTTCCAACAACAGTAATAACGCCATCTGTTGCGTTCACTCTTCCTGCAAGTCGTGAAGCACCTCCGTCGCTTGCTGGTCTTGCTAAACTGCTAGAAACAAAAGATTCTGAACGAGGATTTGAACTTAATGCCGAACCTAAATCTGTGCCTGTTTTTCTAGACAAATCTAAACCTCTTCTGGCGTTCATACGCCCTTCGTGCGACCCAGACCCAAGGTCAATTAACCCATCATACGGCTGTCTTCCTGCTAAAGAAAATCCGCTGTATCTTTTATCAGCAATAACCCTAATTGGATAACTTCCTTCTTCAACAGGAGAATTAGCACGATTAAGATAATAAGCAACATCATCAACAGAATTTTGAGCAGATAAATCTGTGTAAAACCTTCCAACAGACCTTTCTTTTGCTAGATTATATGCAAGCCTTTTGTCGTAAACTTCTTTTGGAGAAAATCCAAGTCCTTTAGCCTGAGCATCAGCAGACACAGTTAAACCTTTTGTATAACTTGCTTTATGTCTTTCTAAAGCCTGAGTGTATGTTTCTTTTAATTTAGGAGTGTTGTATCTTCTTGAATCATTTAGTTCAGCCCTAACGCCTATGTTTTCTTTACCCGCATTAGTTCTGTCCCAGAATCCTGTAAAATTATCTGATTGCATAAAACGAACAGCATCTTTGGGGTCAGTAAATTTGTAATTACTGTAATATTCTATTGGCTTAACTATACCTGTTGTTTCTGCAATTGACTGGCTTGCCGCCGACATAACAGATGAGGCTAAAGCAAGTTTATCTTTTAAAGTACTTGGTTTAACTGCTAAAGGGTTAGTTTCTTCCATTAGTTTTTTGTATAAATTTGTTTCTAATCCAGTTGAACATCTCTGGTGCTAGAGAGCCAGAGATACTGCACAAGACGCTTTTGTAGAAAGGGTCTATAGGTGCGTTGTACAAAGTGAAATAACAGATGACCCCAACTATAGCCCCAGCAATAACCATCCTTATCCACTTAAATGTGTAATACCTTTCATCGGTCAGGATGAGTCTAGCCAGCATCCCAATAGCCCCCAGTACGGCAAACAGCCAACCAGTCTTTTTGAACTCGTCGGCTATGGCATCCAATGATTGTGGGTCTTGGTTCATCGCTTAGGCTCCATTCTTCTGATTCTTTTCTTAGCATCTTCCTCGTCCTTATATACACCAAGCAAATGTTTCTGAGGGTCATATACCCTATATGTACCATTGAGTCTCATAATTACATAGTTAAGAGCATTGGTGAGAACTGAACCATTGCCATATGTTTCCGTTTTAAAACTTCTCCAAACCCTGATATCAGCCTGTGTGAAATCACGGGCTGGCATAGGCTTAGGCGGAACAGTTGTAGTAGGGGTAGGGGTAGGTGTTTTCTTAGGAATAGGAACAGGTACACGCTTAGGTGTAGGTATAGTAGTACCGTCTGTATCTATTGTAGTAGTTGTAGTATTTCCGTCTGTATCTACAATTGTAGTTGTTGTATTTCCATCTGTATCTACCGTTGTAGTTGTAGTAGTACCGTCTGTATCTACTGTTGTAGTTGTCTTATCTGGGTCTATTACTGGGTCTACGGTAGTAGTTGTTTTTTCAGGGTCACCAATCATATTCCACTTTCCTGTATCTGGGTCACGAGTTCCTACTCTTATAGTTTTCCTACTTTCTTTTTGTCTATCATAAAACTTTTTGTATTTATTTACATTTTCTCTAACTGCTGTAAGAGATATTCCCATTGCTTCAGATTCTTCTATTGTTTTTTG